TTAACGGGCTGGTGACGATTGTCAAAGCGACGCTGCCGCTGGCGCTGTTTAGCGCAGAAAGCTACGCCAGCCGCACGGGTCTCCTGCTGATCCCCGGGCAACTGATGGCAGCTGTTTCACCCTTTGCCTACGCATGGCTGAACCACCGGCTGGGCATTATCGGCGGAATGTGGGTGTCCACCGGGTTAACGTTGATCGTTGCCGGACTGGCGCTGGCGATGGTGCGCGAGGCGGGTAAGGCGCAGGATGAACGTAATGTAGAATATCCGGCAGCGGCCGTTGACCAACCGATAGCCAAAAACAACCTTGCTGAAGAGTAAACGTGGATCACTACGCCCTTGATAATTTACGCCTGCCCTTATAGCCATATGGCAGGCATTATTCATATTATAAATTTTTAATGAAAATACATTCACCAAATCAATGATGAAATTTTTAAGAGAATAGCAGGGCATGCTGTCACCTGCGAAAAATAACGATACCGCCTGTATTTTTCGCTTGCATAATGATCCAAAAAATAAAGCCAGTCGCCATCGGTAACATTAGCCACACCTCCGGTAACACAATTAGCCTTACTCTCTTCCTCATCGAAACCGTTCGAGCATAGCAAAGAATGAGCGCTAATTTTAATACCGTAGCAAAACCCGGCGGCAATCGATGCAATCTGGCCTGTCGGTATTGTTTCTATCTGGAAAACGAGGTTCCGCGTCCAGGGTATGCCACCATGGACGACCTCACGCTGGAAGCGTACATTCACAACACCATTTCATCGACCCCCTCGCAAAACGTCGAGTTTTGCTGGCAGGGCGGTGAGCCTACCTTATGCGGGCTGGATTTTTTTGCAAAGGTGGTCGAGCTCCAGCAGCGTTACCGTGGTAACAAAATCATCGCCAACAGCCTGCAAACCAACGGCATCTTGCTGAACGATAAATGGGCTCGTTTTTTGCGTCGTCATGGATTTCTGGTCGGATTATCCATTGATGGCCCTGCGTCACTCCACGACACCTGGCGTACGACGGGCTGCGGAAAACCCACCTGGGAAAAAGTTGTGCAGGCCATACGCTGCCTGCAGCAGCATGACGTTCCGGTGAATGCCATGGTGGTGGTCAGCCGCCAGTCTGCAAGCCAGGGGAAAAGTCTCTATCGCTGCCTGAGCCGCGAGCTAAACCTTCACCATCTCCAGTTTATTCCTCTCGTTGACTCCCCTGCTCCCTGGTCAGTTACCCCTGAGGGCTGGGGCAAATTTTTGTGCAGTGTGTTCGACGACTGGCTGGAAAACGATGTTGGCAGGGTGTTTATCCAGTACTTTGATAATCTGCTCGGCGTATGGGCCGGCCAGCCCGCCACGCTCTGCACCATGCAGCCTGTCTGTGGGCAGAGTTTACTGGTGGAGCAAAACGGCGATGTCTACAGCTGCGATCACTTTGTCTCAGCGGAATATAAGCTGGGTAATCTGAAGCAAGATGCTATGGCAGCGATGGCGAGCTCGCCATTTCAGCAACAGTTCGGGAAGCAAAAGGGCCAACTCTCTGCCCGCTGTCAGGGCTGCCACTGGCGCTTTGCCTGCCATGGGGGATGCCCTAAACACCGTTTTACCATCCATGACGACGAAGCACAGAATTACCTGTGCAGCGGCTATTTAGCCTTTTTCGGCCATATCACGCCCTATATGAACGTCATGCGAAGGCTTTTATTAAATTGCCAGCCGCCCGCGCTCATTATGAGTCTTATCCCGGAGATTCGGCAAAATATATTACAATTAACGGAGTCTGAAGATGAAAGAACCAAATAAAATAGATAGAAATCGCCGCGATCTCCTCAAAGGTCTGGGGATTGCCGCTGTCGTGAGCCTGTTACCAGAGACGGGAAACGCCGCACAAAATAATGCCGCCCCGAAAGCGGCATGGGATATTCCTTTCACCGGCGAAATCCCTGACACACTGCCCGAAGGCTACAATATTTTACTAATAACCTGCGATCAGGAACGTTATTTCGAGCGGTATCCCTTTCCGGTGCCGGGCCGGGAACGCCTGATGAAAACGGGTATCACTTTTACCAATCATCAGAACACGGCCAACGTTTGTACGCCATCGCGCTCTGTCATGTACACCGGGCTCCATATGCCGCACACCCGGATGTTTGATAATCTTGGCTTCCCCTGGATGAATTACGATCTGGACCCGGAATTACGTACCGTGGGCCATATGATGCGTGAACTGGGTTATTACACGGCGTATAAAGGTAAATGGCATCTTACCCGGGAGATCGATCAGCCGGTCGCTGGTAAATCGGTAGAAGAAATGGACCTGGGCGAGATCCCGACGCCGCGACTGCATGAAATTATGGAAAAGTATGGTTTCTCTGATTATCACGGCATTGGCGATGTCATCGGGAAAAGTAAGGGCGGCTATTTCTTTGATTCAGTCACCACGGGGCAGACCATTAGTTGGCTACGTAACACCGGCCGCCCGCTGAATGATGAAAATAAGCCTGGTTCGCGGCAGTAAACCTAGTTAACCCCCACGATGTCATGTTTATCGACACCGATGAGCATGGTGAGCAGGTGCAGTGGAAAGGGCCAATGGATAAAGAAAACCACACCCTGCTGCCAACCCAACCCCCGCACAACCAAATCTATCAGCAAAGCTGGCCAGACTATCCGCTGCCTGCAAACCGCCACCAGCCGCTCGATGAGCCTGGCAGACCTGCCGCCCATAAAGAGTACCAGAATGCCAGGGCGGTGATGGAGGGACAGTTCCCGGATGAAGACCGGCGCTGGCGCAAATTACTGGATTATTATTTCAACTGTATTCGCGATAATGACCAGCATCTTGAGGCGATTCTCAATGAGCTGGATAACCTGCAGCTGACGCAAAATACGATTATCGTCTTTACCGCCGACCATGGGGAACTCGGTGGCTCCCACCAGATGCATGGTAAAGGTTCCTCGGTGTACAAAGAGCAGATCCATGTGCCGATGATCATTCGCCATCCGGCGTATCCGGGAAATATCCGCTGCAACAGTTTGACCAATCATCTGGATTTAGTACCGACCCTGATTGGTCTGACTGGACGCGATCGCTCGCTGCGAGAGAAAGTCCTGGAGGGCAGAAAAGGCCGGGATATGAGCCCATTACTGGCGCATCCTGAGCAAGCGGGCTTAAATGCGCTGCGTCCTGGTTCGCTTTATTGTTACGGCATGATCCTGTATATGGATGCGCAATACACGGCAAAATTCAGAAAGCTGGCTGGAGAAAAACTCCCGCACGATCAATTTAAAAAAGCAATCGCGTCACTCCATCCTGATTTTTCCCATCGCTCAGGGATCCGTATGATCAACGATGGACACTATAAATTTGCCCGCTACTTTTCGCTCAAGCAGCATCATATTCCTGCTACCCTGGCCGAGCTGCTGGAGAATAATGATGTTGAACTTTTCGATCTGGTTAACGACCCCGAAGAAAATCATAACCTCGCCCGGGAGCCAGAGAAGTACCGGGATCTGTTAATGACAATGAACGATAAACTCAATCAGCTCACTGCCGCTGAGATTGGCGAAGATGATGGCAGCTATATGCCCCCGTTTGAAGGAAGCCAGTGGGACATGTCGGCGGCCCAGATGCATCAATATATGCGCGATTAGCGCTTGCCGTCAGGTGGGAGACCTTAATGTAGCAGCTATAAAAAAACCCTCTGTAAACACAGAGGGTTTCGTTTTACTCAGCTAACGCCGGGGATTATTCCCACTCAATTATTTACAGCACTAGTAACCAATTGACTGAAAACAAGTTTATTAAACGATAAATTCTGCGTACCGTTTTATATACCGTCACCGGGAAACAGTACCATGAAAAATACCATGCTACCTGGTTAGTTCATCGTACTGTCTTTCGCAGACCCTTCCGGCTTCAGCTGCCCGGTCAGCGTATTCTGCCAGTTGCCGGTTTCGTTCGAGAGATTTTTCGAACACGTCGGTAAGCAAAATTCCGGTGTCTGCGGCTGACGACCCAGCGCCGACAGTGGCGTTATACTGCCTGAGCTGCTCACGGATGGCAACGAGCTGCTGCTGCAGCCGGCCAGCGCGAGCGGCAGCATCAAGAGCATCATTGCGCGCCTGGTCGATCCTCTGCTGCGCCTCACGTTCATTGGTTGCTTTCTCCTGTTCGTCATGTTGACGGGCTTTATCATCTTCTGCTTTGCGGTCTGCCTTCGCCTGCGCATACCCGGCGTCGTACTGCCTGTCACCGTGAATATTCCAGGCTACAACTCCGCCGGCTACCAGAGCAGCAAGCATCGACACGATAAGCAACTGTTTCCAGTATGCTTTCACGAATGCCGTGATCATGATGCCAGCACCTTCTTGGCCGACAGGTAACGCACACGGCGATCGTCGATACCATTCTGGCCGCCGTTGATGATCTGCGTGACGCGCATCAGGTCGTCGGTGTACTTAAGGCAACCATATTTCACGAAGTACCAGGCCGCGCTCCGCGCTGCATACTCGTCCTGCGCCAGCAGCTCCGGCTGCTTAACCAGATCCACCTTCAGGGCAGCCCCGCAATCGCGATAGTTGTTCAGTCCGGTGGTCTGGATGAGACCGCGCCCGCGGTAAAACCAGCCGTCGGTCGGCCCGTTATTCCCCATGCGTTTGCTGTACACCAGATTGGCAATGGCCCGCTGCCTCTCCAGTGGCAACGATGGTTCACCCTGTCGGCGCCCGAGGGAATTAGCCTGTCCCTGCGTCAGCCGCCCGGCGCGGACGAAACCAGCCAGCCCAGTCACGCTGTAATTGAAGCTCTCAACGAGCTGGGTAAAACCAGTGCTTTCATGCCCGGCCTGGGCAATAAACATCGCCTGATCCAATGGCTTGATGATGCCAAACTCTTTCATGGCCGCCACGATGTGCGGATGCCAGCGTGTGGCCAGCGCCAGGCTAACGCCGGCAGCTTTCTGAAACTCGTTAATGTCCATGTTGCGACCTCGATATCTTGAAGATTTGCACGACGTTGCCGCGCGTCTTCAGCACCGCGGCGAACATCACAGCATTGATAACGACCTCAGAAAGATCTGCGGTCATAGGGAAGTGGTACAGGTATGAGTACGCGGTGCGAAGCGGGATACTGGCCGCCGCCACGATGAGGAAATAGGCTATCCACCCGCCCCAGCGGCGGTGGCGCGATCCGTTGCGCTGGAAGAACATCACCCTCAGCGCTATCCCGCCGCAGATGAGGGCATTAGCGATAAGCAGCAGATCATGGCCTGTCATCGTCTTTTCCTCCCGGGATTAAATCGCGCGGATTGTCAGAGCGGTGATACAGCCATATCCCGACCCGCACCGCGACAATTGCCGCAACGAACGCGCCGGCGGAGTAGACAATGCCCCGCTCGAACGAGTCCTGTGTGATGGTGGGGATCATGCTGGCAACGCCGATAAGGATTGATGCTGTGGGTTTGTAGAAGAGAAGACCGCAGAGAAAGCTGAGTAGCGCCAGGAGAACGCGGCGCTTGACCGGATACTCAACAGCAGAGGTAACAAAAATTACCGCCCCGGCCAGCGATCCCAACGCCACTTCAGGAGGTACGCCGGCGATGACTGCCGCCAGCGCACCGTAGCTAAGCCCCTGATTTATTGTATCAGCGGTTAGAGATGCAGACATGATGACCACCGTTTACTATGCATGATGAACCTCCTTAGTTTGGTAAGTTCATCATACACAATAATCCATATTTGCATAAACGGTAACAAAAAAGGTTTAGCTATAAACCTTCGAATTTTGCTAAAACCTCAGAGTCATGATCGCCAACAATTCCATATATCATATTCCCCTCAACAGTCCATAAAGCCAGGCTTCCATCAGGATTCGGAGTTGTAAGCCTCCACTCTTCGTCTGCGCTGTAAGTCTCACCAACGACGAAGTAACTGGAGGCAATTCCTGTTACAGATGTGCAGATTAAGTCATGCATTAAACCACCTCGAGTTTTACTGAATAATGCAAAATGCTGTTTGCAGATGCATTTATAGGTAGAAATATCCTGAACTTGCGTCCATCAGACGCTCCAGTGGTTAATGAGTTATCGTCATTATTATTACGTACCGTAAGACGGGTTCTTGTTGAATCACCTTGCCAGAATTTACCGAATGCGGCTGCTACTGACTTAAGAAATGAAGCAGTTGCAAATGACGAATTTATTACTGCCAAACCGGTAGTCGTTGTAAGAACATCATTCGTCACCAGAGGTGTGCAAATGACTGACTGCGCATCACCACGAACGAGGACTTCCCACACCTCTTGTACACTAGTGACCGATTCTCCCTCCAGGTATTGATTTATAGTAACCTTAATACGCATACCCATCGGCAGCCCGGATATTAACCATGAGGACCCAGCCTGTTGAGTGGCGACGTCGATAGTGCCGGAACAAATACATGACATCCCTACGGGGTTGATGTACGGGCGTGCATCAGTATATGGCACCTTGTAGGTGTCATCCTGGAATGAAAAAATACTGTTACGGAGACGCTGTAATTGGTTTAATCGGTGGCTCAGGCCTGTCTGCATTGACTGATCAGTGCATTTGGCCCGGAATATCCCACCATTCTCAACCCTGATTAACTGCGTAGCCGGGTCTGTAGTTGTGTCTGTGTCTGATGTACCAAATCCGTATCCATCTGATATTAAATCAAATGTGGTTGACTCTGGAACAATGCCTTTAGCTACTACTAAAATTGCGCGAGTAGAGGATCCGCCTTCTGCCCAGTATTTTACTTTTAACTTTGATGCATACAAATTTACGTCAAAGGTGTTTGAAGTGGATGTACCATCAAGATTTCCAACAACAATTCCATTGTTTGATTTTCCTGATACACCAGCCTGATATGATAATTCAAGATCAGTTCCCATGAATGAGTTTGTACTTGTCGAACCAGCTGAAGCATTACGGTGAAAATGAACGCCATTACAGCAATTTCGGATATGTAATTTAACACGTGATTGCTCTGTAAAACTAGTATCATTGTATAATGATACTGCTGCTGCATATGTATTTGTGTATCCAGTGCAAAATATATCACAATGAAAACCAATTATATCTGAGGCCTCTATAGCATACCCGTCATTGCCTGCTGCCGTGTTAGAGGCATTACGCCCGCGGATGAGAAGCCCCGTAACACTACATTGCTCATAAAAACTAGACGATGCTGGCCCATTCTTCCTGAATCTAAAAAATATATTATTCGAGATATGATTTATCGCTGGACCTTTATTTACTGTTTTAATTCCTATTAAATTGAAACCTATTCCATCTGTAACGTCGACAACACTCCCACCAGTAGCAGTGTAATCTATTTTATTAAGTGGATGTGGGATATAGGCCTCTTGTATGTTGAACGTTTTAGACGCCAGCACCATATTATTCAATACCGGAGATATATCTTGTCCACCAATAGCACCGAACATCTCAGCAGACATTATACTTCTGTCTTTCCTGCGAATAACCTGACCAGTATCATTGATAATCTGAAATCCATTGTCATCAATAAGAGATGAATCGTTCGTTAGTGAGTGAGTGGCAATAAAAAATACCTCCACCTTGCCCCGTACCTGTTGTGTGCTCAGCAACAAATATTTGCTGGTTAACTGAGCTGAATTCAGTTGAGCGCAACGTATTGATATCAGGACACTGACCTATATATTGAAGGCCATCAGTGTCTGATAACTTTAGAGAAAGATCAGCAGTTTCTGTAAAAGAAAAAACAGGAACAGGCTTACCTATATTATTAAACCCCTGCAAACTGTCACGCCTGCCTGGCACTCCTGACATTGTTTCAACATAATCAGGAAATCGTAATGTTTTTTTAAATAAATCATCTGCGTGTGCATTTGACCCATCAATACTGTTATCAACATAATTCTTCGTGGCCGCATCCTGCGCCTGTGACGGGTCACGCAAGTTACGAATGCGGTTGTTGAGTGCATCGTAATAGTTAGCGATAAACGACGGCTTTCGCAGCGCCAGTCGGAGAAAGCTGAAACACTGCTGGATAAGCATGGTCAGCTTGTCGAACGCATCCTCATGAACCTCTGCGAAGAACTTCCCCTGGTTACGTAGGTCAG